ATTAAAAACTGTTTTATTAAAATTAATTTCTTCACTCATTATCCATTAATTATTTTAAAGTAATAATTATCATCATAAATTCTAGTTGAACCGTCTATATTCGTTTTAATTAGTAGTTTATAATATCGTTCAGGTTCTAATCCATTCATATAAATATCAAAATAATTACTTTTTACATCAGCACTAATTTGAGTATATTGTGTATCAAAATCAATTACATATTCATCAGTGTCTAAATCCTTTAAAGCATAAAATGATTGTGTTGGAAGAAAATTTTTACCTAAAAAATATGAACTTGTTTGAAAAGTTCTAGGAGGATACATAGGACTAATATTAAGTCTAAATCTATTAATAGAATTAATATTAAATATACCTGGGTTTTCTGCTAAAGACATTTTAAGGTTTGAGTCAGTAACTATACTTGATGTAAGAGATCCTGTTAATACAGTAGTAAAATCTCTCCATTTAAACTCTAATTGAGGAGGATAAATAGTATTAGTATCAACACTGTAATATTTAAATATAGGTTGTTGGGAAGAAGTTGTAAAAAATTCAGAGCTTTGAGATAATTTAACTAAAAATCCATTATTAGAAAATCCAATATCATTAGATACATAAGCTTTATCATACCAATTATTAACTATTTCTTTTGTACTTATATTTAAATCTTTATTACTTCTTAGGGAAAAAGATTGAGTTACTTTATAAGTATTAGATGATAAGGGAGTTGTTCCTTTATAAAACCAATTTCCACCCCCAGAAACAGAGTATATTGAGTTAAATGAACCTGTAACTTTTACACCATCAACTATAGAGTTCATAGACCAGGCATCTATATCTTTAGATGATCTATCAGCCCAAGTACAACCATCTGTAGTTTCAGGACTATCCCCAAATTCTCCAGTTCCATTATTCCAGGATTGCCCTAAGGGATATATTTCTAATATTTGAGTATTACTTATTCCTGAAGCTTCGGCTATAAAAGTTCTAAAATTAACATCCCATATAGTAGTGCTTCCTGTAATTATTTTATTATTAATAACATCTACAATTTCATCAGTATCAAATTGGGTAAGAAATCTAGCAACATCAGGTGTACCATCTACTCCTATAATATTACTTGCTTCAAGAATGGCATCCATCCCAAAATTAGCATCTGGAGTTAAAGAATATAGGGTGGAGTCTTGGGTTGGAAAGATTTTATATATAGCCATGTTTATAAATATTATAATGGAACAACTTTTCCTTTAATGTCTTGATTAGGGTATTTAACTTCAAATATACTAGGATCTAATGATGGATAAATCACTTGGTTTTGAGTAGCACCTTCAATGTCATAAGAATATTGAGAGTATCCTGATGTTGTTCCTGCTTTATTTGATATAGTTAAAGATTTTATTGTTTGAATACCTTCTATTTTATCTAATAAAACAAATAAATCTCTTAATATAATAGGTTGATTAATCTGCCATTTATCTTTATTAAAATAATCTTCTAATTCACTAATACATGCTAAAAGTACTTCATTATTATTAAATTCAGGTAGAACTACAATTTCAAAATTAACTCCAATATTAATAATAAAAGCATTTCTAATCTCAATATTATCTCCTATAATTCTATGTTGAGTTAAATAAGTTCTTAAATTTTTCTTTAAAGTATTTGAAGGTGAAGTAAAATAACCTTGTGAGGTTAATCCTAAACAAAATAGATTTAAAGTCTCAATTGTTGAAACTTGATTATCTGTTAGTTTAGGTTTTTCTATGTAAGCTTTAGATATAGCTCCATATTCAGAAGGCATACTTAAAGCTCTAACTAAATAATCTTCAGCTGTTACAGCTCTTTGTTGAGAAGCTACTGATGCTAAAGTATTTTGTCTTACTTCTTCTAAGGTATCTCCTCCTTTCCCCCCACTAGCAGCTAAAGAGTTATTAGCAGATAATGAACCAAATATGTAATCAGCAGTATTAGAATTTAAATTAATATTATTAAATGTTATACTATCAGTTGTCAAATTTGTTAAAGAATTAGCAGGAACATTAGACTCAACTCCCCCACCTGTAAGATATCTTACAGATAAAATTGTATTTGATGGAGCAATTCCATAGGTATCAGTATATAAAAAATTAGTAGGAGAATAAGCAGATGTTAATTTATCTTGATTAGATAATAAACCTATTCCTACATTATTAGGATTAGGAATAATTTCTTCATCACTGTCAGTAGTTGTACCTGCTCCAAATTGAATTTGAAGATTAACTAAAGAAGTAAATCTTGTAGAAAATCTTGTTTGAATCTTTTTTAAATTTAATAAATAAGGTACCTCACCACTATCTTGAATATTGTTAGGATCATTTGTATTGGTATTACTGATCTTATTATAAATCATTTCTTGACCTAAATGATCAACTTCACTCCATGTATTTCCACTAGAATCAGTTATGTCTAATACTTTGATAATATTAATATCATTTAAATTAATAGTTGTAAAAGGTTGAGGATTACCAAAACTATATGTTGTAGTATTAATTGTTGATGATATAGCTTTTCTTGTTTTCTTTAAAAGATAATATTGAGGAGTATCACCTGAAATTTGATAAATAGATATTTCAGTTGGATCTTGGGATGATGAGAATGAAAAATCAATTTTATCTTGAATTATAAAATTAACATCTCCTCTTGTTGTAGCTCCAATTGAAGTATTTTCTGGAATTGTAAGTGCATAATCATAATCAGGAACTGTTACCCCATCAACAGTTTTAGCTGGAAGTTGTTGGAAGAAATCAACATCAACTTGGGCTACACTTGTTGTTTTAGGTTTGTACCCAAACATATAAGCTAATTCAAATATATTATTTGTTTGTCTAGCATATTGAAGGAAATTTTCTTGAATTTGGTTATCTAAATAAAAACTTAAAACATCTCCTACATATGCTGATTGTTCCATCATTAACATTCCTGGGGATGCTGGGGAGAAATCATTATAAGTGTTAGGGAAATAAGTTTGAGTAAACTCAATAAGTCTATTTCTAAAGTCTGTAAAGTCTCTATTTAAATATTTTATATCACGTTTAGGGGTAGCCATATTATAAGTCTAATGTTATATTATCATTGATATTAGTGTTAGCAACTTGATAATTTATATCAACTATAAGAGAATTCAAATCTGCATTTTGGGAAACATTCAATGAAGTAAGAATAATGTTAGGAAAAAATTCTTCTATTTTAGCAGAAATATCTTCTTTTAAAAAATCTGTATTACCATCAGTTATTTGTTCAAATAAAAAATCTCTTAAACCTCCTCCAAAGGTTGGATCTAAATAATGTTCACCTGGGTTTGTTAAGAAAAAATTGATTAAATTATTCTTTATAGCATTTTGAGTTTGAAAATTAGATTTAAAAACTGCATTACCATTAAAAGGAAGATCAACACCCACAGCAGTTGAGGGGTTAAAATCAATAGGCGATATTTGTTGTTCGTTAAAAGGCATTATGTACTACTAAGTAAATTTCCAATTTGATCTAAACTAATAGAACCTTGTGGGAGTTGTCCATTTACAGGATCAGCACCCATAGTATTCATAGGAATAGCATCCTGAGATGTAAAAGACATTTTTGTATCTTCTAAAGCTCCCATTATATTGCTATATTTAGCTTTTACATCAACATTAGGAGATGTTGATTTATTACTAATATTAACAGGAGGTATAGTAGATTCATTAACTATTGTTTTAGGAGCTTTAACAGCTTCTAATAAAATATCCTTTAATTCATCTTGAATTGCTTCTCTTACTGCTTCTTTAATTAGATTTTTTAATTGTAATGTTTTCATCTATTATAAATATTTGGTTAATTTGCTTTTAAATCATTTTGTTGTATGTAAAATACTAATTGATCTATTAATATTTGATCTATTGAGCTAAATGAATATTCTCCTTTTAACATTATAATCCCGGCTTTATTTCTAGCTATAGCTCGTTTACGTTTTACTTTATTAGTTGTTTTTTCAATTTCAATATCCATTTCAAATCCATTTACATTTGTAACTACTGGAGATTTTTGTTGTGTTTCTTGTTGGGTTAAAGCTTGTAATTGAGGGTCAATTCCTTCTTCATCATTTGGTTTTAATCCTGTTGTTTCATAACTATATTGAACAAATAAATCTAATACTTCTAATAAATCTAAAACAGTTCCTAAAGCTAATTCTAATAATTTTAAAATACTTAAAGATGTATTATTAATATGTTTATATTTTCCTATATTATTAGCTAAAAATATTTTAGCATCTTCAACAGCATTAACTACTGAGATTGGGATACCTACTCCAGCTATTGCTGTGGGGGTTGGTATATTTTTTAAGAGTTTATAAGCTGTATCTGTAAGATTAATAAGTGTTCCTGTAACTGCTAAAGTTTTAGTAGTTACCTCTATTACTTTAAGAGTACCATTAATAGTTTTAACAAGTTTATTTTTTGTAGCTATTAACTTATCTAAATCTTCTTTAGAAGGATTTTCAATTGTATCTTTTACTTTATCAAATTCCCTTCTAGCTCCAGTTATACCTTCATTCTTTTTAGCATCAATTATATCAGATATTTTACTAACTCCATATGAAGCTATTAAAGTTAATATTAAAGGAATAGCTATACCTTTTAAATTTGATACGGCTTTATTAAGTTCTTTTTGTAATGTAAACTCATAAGTAGCATATGTAGTTGTATAATTATCTACAACATCATCAGGAAATTTTAAGAATTTTTGAATTTCTTCTTTAAAATCACTTTCAATTCTATTTAATTTAACTATTCCTACCCCTTTATTAGGTAATTCATCTTTAGTATATCCTTTTAATTTTCCTGTAGATGTATAAGGAGTTACAATTTTTGGGGAGTATCTATAAGTTACAGGTGGGTCTGGTAGTGGATCTGTAAATTTCTTTAGGGAAAAAGTTAATTTTAATTGATTTGGAGATATAATATTAAACTGTTTTAAAACTGGAGGGATAATAGGTTGTGGTATAGTAAATTCACCTTTTTCATTAGTAGTTGCTCTTTTTAATAATATATTTCTAACTTTAACACCTGGAAGAGGTCTGTTATCTTTTCCATCAACTACAGTTCCAGTAACAAACCCAAATTCAATGTTTTTAGGTAATTCTTTAAAAGGATCAAGAGATGAAGTATCTAAAGAAGCTGTGGTTTGTCCAATTCCAGCTTGAATTCCTTGTATAGCAAATGATCCAGCTTCTGTACTTTGTAAAGCATTAATACCAGATAGTTCTAGAAAGTCAGCTTTTATTTCATTTAAATCAATTCCCATTAAATCTAAAACTGTTTCTAAAGATAAAGATGGAATAGAAGGAAGATCAAGATCAAAACCTAATGAATCAGCTAAATCTTCTATAGCTCCTCCTACTTGATTAACTCCTCCAGCTAATTGATTAGTAGCTCCAATACTTCCTTTAATAGCTCCAAATCCAATTGATCCTGATACTATGGGACCAGGGTTAGATATTTGGTCATCTGGATCTACATAAGGTAGTATCCCACTAGTAGAAGGAGAATCCTCTAAAGGTTGAATGGGTAATGATAAAATATCTGAGTCAGGATCATCAACTATTATATTAAATAATTGTAATGTAACTATACCATTTTGAGGTGAAGTTGGAAAATTAGTTGCTATATAGGCATTTACTTTTAGTTCTGTACCAGGACCAAAATCACTATCAACAGCCGCCCCTAAAGCTTCTTGAAGTTGTTCTACTTTAGGCCCAGATGAACCAACACTTAAGGGAAAATTATCATTAGCCATTATTGTACTTTAGTAGTTTTAGATTTAAGACTATCATTATTTAATTGGGCTAAAATACCATTAGTATTATCAATTTGATCTATTACATTACCAGCTATAGCATTAAATGATGTTTTTAATTCACCTCCAGGCCAATCTTGTTGTACTTGTAATATAGAGGCTAAATTTCTAATAGCTCCTGTTAATTGTAGTAAAACATT